TATACTGACAATGCCCAGCGTGGCATTGGCTGTGACACGGGGAAAGCCCTGCACAGTAAAATCAATACCAGCCACATCCACATTGGCCTTGCCCCAGGTATCTAGATCCTTTAAGACCAATAACACACCCGAGCTATTGCTGCTCAGCACATCAACATCATAGGCATTGGGACCATAAACACCAATGCTGCTCTGACTGCTTACATGTGTAACTAGGTTAATCTGTGTTACGGGCAACAATCTACCGTTCACTGTGCCTGATAGTGAGGCAGTATTTACATTGGTAAATGTTTCGCTCTGTGTGTCGAAATTCATCACAGTTTCAATTCGTTCCAGATAACTGCCTGTGATATTGGCTCGTGTTTTAATATAACGGCCCACCAGGACACCTGCTGGTTGTGCTGTATAGGTTATATTGTCCGTGCTTACCAAATAGCTGATGGTGCAAGTTCGTGGATCCAGGCTGCTGCCTCTATCAAACTCTGCGCTACTTATGGGATAACCTGCGCGGCTAACACCTAGGTCAATGGCATTACTGGTAAAGGTCCAGGTCTGGCTGTTAGTGGTCCAGGTGCTCCAATTTGCAGTGCCATTAGCCCAGGTCAGGCTCTGACTGGCCAGATTAGCCCAGGTCAGTTCCAATTCGTCAGGATAATAGCGGCGATCATGTATGGGCATTATGCAAATTCCGTTTTATTGGTATAATTAGTGGTGTTACCGGTAGCCTCGACTGTGGTCACCGTGGCTTCTGCTTCCGGACTAAATGTGCCAGCTGGATTACGATATTGAACTCTAAACACATAAGTTCTACCAAAATCTAAACCAGTAATTGTATGTCTATATGCGGGCACTCCGCCAGATTCCGAATTCTGAACAGCTGGAACTTCTTGCCAAAAATTATATGCGGTCTGGCTTTGCAATCTATATTCCATGACTAAGGTTGCAGCATCTTCCGTATATTTAACATATACATCCACTGCAGTTACTTGCCCTGTGCTGCGTTGCGTTAGGTAACTTTCTATGCTAAGGATTTCTGCTGCGCTCAATGCACTAGGACTGGGATAATATATGTCTGCTATCTCTCCACTGCCTGCGGCAGCGCGCGTAATGGCTCGGGCCTCGGGCACTATTTCTGGTTCTTCACCATAGATATTGTCATCATGTTCAGCTGCAATTATGCCAAATGTATAGTCTGAATTCACAGTAAGATTGGTTATTCGAAATTTACCATCAATAACTAATCCGCTGGGTGTGGTCTGCGTGAAACTGCTACCGGGATAATTGCGTGTGCTATAACCATACTGTATGGTAACAATATCACCTATATCCAGGATGGCTGCACTGCTGTCTGCGGTTAGGCCTATGGTTTTACTACGACTGCGGCTTCGTTGTAGAATTATTCTAGCCAAATTATGTGCAGTGGTAGCACTAACAATATGTTCTAGGGTTAAATCCAGCTGATTTAACCTATTGTTGTCTTCAGTCTGATACTGCAAATCCAGTGCACTGCCCGGAGTGGGATAGGTTAATTCTACTGCCTCATAGGTAGGATTGTCAGAACCTATGCCACCTCCCATGTAGGTCACCACCACACGATTATATTTGGTCTGTGTGTTTTCTGCCTCTATGCTGATTTCACCTATGATATTGGTATGATTCAAGGTCATAACAGGATTACTGGCAATGGCATATACGCTGCCATCTATACCATTATCTTCTACGGCCAGTCTGAATCGGCCCTGACTGTAGGGCAAACTGCATCGCATATTTTGCAGCATGGTTTTTACATTATCCATGATTTTACGATCGGTAAAGATTACACTATGGCCTTCATGATGTTGAGCCTGGGGCAATTGCAAATACAATTCATTTAAATTCCATTTATTTGCTGCTAGAAAGAAACTGTTCCAGTTAATTTGATCATTGGGCAATCCTTTACCGTATAGGGGGTTGCGTAAATAATCCAGTAAATGGTCTACGGGATTAGCTGACCAATATAGGTCTGTTTCCGCCGCATAGGCTGTAGCTCGATCCGTAACCGGATAGGCAAGATACGCTCCAGTTAAGATTTTACGGCCACGCAGGATAAAGTTAATTCTAGGTATACCACCACTCCAGGGATTAGCTTCGGCTTCGGCTGTGTTGGTAACGGTGGGATAGGTCAATCTAAATGCCACATAGGCAACGCCGCCTAATAGATGTGCACTGGTCCAGGTATTGGTGCCTACTCCGCCCTGAATTAGACTGCTGGGCGTCTGATTGGCCAGGCCGTGAAATGCCTGAAATGTAACAATACCACTGAAACGACCTGTATCTAGGGTATAAGTGCTGCCATGTGTGGTCTCACCAGTCCAGGCCAGCTGATCATCTATATACATACGCTCTATGGCGTCAATTTCGCCTTCCGATAAGGTTAATACTAGATATAGATAACGATTGCTGTCACCACCTGTGCTAACAAATACACGCTGGCCGCCCACTTTACGACGACCATATATGACTGGTATGGCAATGTCAGTGCCCTGTAAATTGTTAATCACAGCACCGTTCTGTGCTACGGCATTGCTGACATTACTGGCACCTTCAAATATGTCGGGATTAATAATGGCTTTTAGTGTATCACCGGCAACTGTGCCAATTACTGCACCACCAATAACACCAGCTAGCACAGCTATGCCTAGGAATGGTGCAGCAAAGAATCCAATAACACCACCAGCGATACCACCAATAATACTACCAAGACTAATCATTGTGTAATCTCCTAGTCAGGACCTGTCCTAGATATCCGAATCCTTGCTCCTGATATAGCATATTGGTGCCAGTGTCTACGGGTGTATAATCGCCAATCATTAGTTCCTGCGCCTGCCACCGCTGTGCCCAGTCAGCCATATAATTCAAGATGGCTATGTAATTTTCGGGGCGGCTTAGTGGGCTTTGTATATACACAAATTCTATGCTGGCCTTAACGCCCTGACTAAAACATAGTGGTGCTAATATGGCAATGGCAAAGCCACGAACCGTGCCCTCATGCGTGAATACAGCCACTTCGGCTTCAGGTCTGATCACTGCAGTTCGTATAAAATTTAAAGTTGTATCCCAGTCAAAACCATAATGTTCACCATATGGACTAGCCATCCAGTATTCTCTGGCTAGGTCTGTAATGTTTTTAAGGTCGCCGGCCACTGCAGTTCTAATCATACACGACCCCAACGCAGATCTGATATCTCTACTGTGCTATATTGGAATCCTAAATCGCCCGGAAAGTGTCTTTGCTGACTGCCCGTATTGGTTCTGCGTCCTGCCTCACGGTCAAAATCATAGAACTGATTACTGGTATCAAAAGTAACAGTGGTTTCCGACTGACTGTCCTGAATACTGGCACCGGTAATGGTGCCACGATATATTAATACGGGATCCGCAATTAGGGCCAATGAAGTGGTATTGAAGAATTGTTTATAAATTGCAATAGGTCTATGCAAATAGTTGTCACTGAGCGCCACATCCACAAATAAATTGGTGGCTGCACTAAATGTTACATTGACATTGTTTATTCTAAGTTCTGTGCTTTCACCGAAACCACTAAATGCTAGGAAATTGCCCTGACTGATATAGGTCTGACTGCCACCACTGGTCACTGTGCTGGTTGTAATATCCCATAATGCTGTGGTCAAGTATAGGGGCGTATCTAAACCAAATTCCACCAATTCACAACTAATGTAATTGGTTGACTGTAAAGCTGTGGCTACTGCCGCGGTAAAAGTTCGCATTAAAGGCTTTCCTGCAATTTAAGTGTAATTGCACTGGTATCACCCAGTCCAAAGTCATAGGTCTGATTACTATTTGTTAAAAATACTCTAAACAACACATTGTTATAATTTACAGTGGTGCTGGAACCGGTTACTGCAGTTATTAGTCCAGGAAATATATTCAATACGCCAGTGCCACTGCCGTTAAAGCTGACATCATCAGTTAATTGGTATATTTTTGTATGATTGCTGAATGTAATGAAGTCACCGGCAGTAAGTCCCTGACTGGCACTTTGACCAGCTGCAGCGAATGAGGCGCTGGTCCAGGCACTGGTGCAGGTTACGGCAGTGGCACCAGTGCTGGCTGAAGTGCCCACAGTTAGTGTAGCACTAACTGCCTGACTGGCCAACATGGCGGTTACTGTGCCCTGTGTGTCCGAAAATTCCGGTAACTCAATATCAAAATCCAGTAAATTATTGCGCTGTTTAGCTATAAAAGCCATGACCTGTGCTGCTTGTGTGCGCTGCAAACTGCGATACTCACAGTCAAACTGCCAATACTGAGTGGCATATTGTTTGGTTTGACGACGACCACTAATACTTACACTGGTCTGACTGGGTATAACACTGCTCATAGATATTTTAACAAAATCTGTGATGGGTAAGGTGCCTGACATATTGTTGCCTTTATACTGTAGCTCTTCGACCGCGGTCGTTTTGTGCTTGTCTTATCATATTAATTATCATTGGTCGTCGCTCAGCCAGCAACTGGTCAAATCCTCGTGCATCCACAGTGTTCACAGTAAAGTTAATATTGGTAGTGCCACCTAATTGGTTGTTGGGTGTGACCATGCCTCCACCACTGGGTGCAGTTATTAATTCAGGCCCACGCTCACCCACAATATACTGTTGACCTCCCACTATACTGCCGCCCAGAGCTCGACCCTGATAGGTCTGCGACCTAATCTGTGCGACCTGCGCTAGACCTGCAGCTACCACTGCGGCAGCTGCCAATACATTGAATGGCGGAGGATAAGTAGCAAGGGCTTTTGTAGCACCCATGTAAGTATTCATAATGGCATTGGCAATGTTAAATGCCTTGGCTGCTTCAAACGCACGACGATTGTAACGACCTAAACTATCGAATATGGTTGCACCTTGCTGTAGGGCAAATTGCGTTTTTTCCATTTCTGATTTCTGTTCGAATGCAGCTCGTTCACGGGCCATAGCTTTAGCATTTTCCAGCGTGAAACCCTGACGCTGTAAATCCTGCTGAAACATGCTCTGACGCATGGCATTCAGTCGTTCTTGTTGTTGCACTTCTAGATCATAGATCTGTGTTTTTAGTATTAATTCCTGATTGGCCATAGTGAATTGCATATTCATTGTTCTGGCAATATTGGCCGATTGCAATTCGAACATGGTATTTTCAAAAATTAATTCCTGATTGGCCTGGTTATAGCTTAACTCGCTGAGTTCCTGTAATTGTTGTAATCTTATTTTAAATAGTTCATTCTGACGAATCAGTGCAGCATTTTCCAATTTAAACTGTTCGTCCAATTTTGTTCTAGTAAGTTGCATTTCTGCACTTATTCTATCACGAGTATATTGTGTGGTTAATCTGGTTAATGCATCCTGATATTGCTGTTCACTCATTAAACTATTCTGAATAAAATAATTTTCCAGTGCGATTCGATCTGTAATGAATTTTTGTTCTACAGCAATTCTTGGGTCTGAGGCCTGTGCACTGGATTTTATTACTGATTCACCAGCCTGTCTTATTTCTTCGTTTAGAGTTTGGATTCTTTCATATTGCTGTCTTTGTTGTTCAATGGCCGATAATTTGCGCATTTCATCGTTGGTAACTGCCTCTGAATATCCAATTAATTTACCCTGACTGTCCGTTATTTCTTTTACAAGGGCATTTTCCAGTCTATACATAAGTGCAACTCGTTCACGCTCCTGACCGGTGAGGCCTGCAAGAACCATTTCTTGTTCCGCAGATTTTATTAATTGACGGTAACTGGCTTCACGACTGTATTGGGCTTTAAGTCGCAAGCCTTCCTCTTCTACGGCACGCCTACCATTACGCTGGGTTTGATCAGCAATGTGTTGTTCAATAAATGCTTGTTGCATTAATAGGCCATTAATTTCCCCCTGATCCACTACTATGGATCTGGTAAGGCCTAGATATTCTTTAACTCGATTTACTACTCTATCCCAGTAGGTATAAATTGTTGCACCAAGTCCTGATATAGTGGCAAAAACCGTTGGGTATTGTTTAGCAAGATGATCTTGTCTATGGGATAGTTCTCGTAATAATTGTTTGAATGACTCCCAAGGGCCTACATTAAAGCGTGGAGTCATTCGGACATAGTCCCTTATGGATTCATATGTTTTCCGTGCAGTGGTCCCTAAACTGCGAAAGCTTGCGGCTAAAGTAGCGATTAAACCGCCAGTAGCCATTAGTGCAGTTCCAAACCTGAATCCTAGAGCTGTTACTGCAACAATTAAACCTACTTCCAATATGCCCTTAATTATGTTCAGGCTGGCTGCTAAACTATCTACAGCCTGTGCTATGCGTATAATAGCATTAGCCGCAGTGCCAGCACCACCAGTTGCGCGATCCAGTTCACCAACAAAATTGGTAAAGCTGTTGCTTAACACTGTTAGTGCCTGACTGATGGTGGGTAGTGCTCGTGCAAAATTACGCTCTATCTGATCTGCAGCAGCGGCCACACTGTCAATTAAATCACGACCGGTAATTCGACCTTGTTCACCCAATAATTTTAATGCACCAACTGTGACACCGAATCTATTAGCTATAGCAATAGCCAGATCTGGCATGCCTTCCAGGATACTGTTTAGTTCATCGCCGCGAACTGAATCCTGTGCTAGTGCCTGTCCCAATTGCACTAGGGCACCACTGGCTGCTTGTGCACTGGTGCCACTGGCACTTAAACTTTTGCTGATTAATTCTGTGGTGCGTAGAGCTTGTTCATTGTTTACACCTAGATCTCGGGCACTACGAGCAATGGTAAAATATAGTTGACCGGTATCGGCCAGTGGAGTTCGTGCTGTGTTAGCTATTTGTGTGATACTGCGAAGGGTGCCAGCTACATCGCCCTGTGCCACAGCGACCTGGTTAAGTCTATTGGTTAGTGTGGTGCTGACATCTGCTATACTGGCCAGAGCGCGAGCGGTGCCTACTGTAACAACGGCAGCCAGTGCTGTTTGTAAATTACCCAGTGCTCGTTCTGCCTGTGTGGTATCAGCACGGACTTTAATTGTTGCGGTGTCGGCCATTTTTTAAGAGTTCCTTATTTCTTTCCTGCTCTATACGGAAAAAAGCAGCCCAGCATTTTAATTCGAATTGGGATAGATTCATTCCTTGCTCTAATGTAATTCCGATTTCACGACAGACCTGCATTAGAAAGTAAATGTCACTATCCTGTTTTAGTTTTTTTCTATGTCCTCAACTGAATCTGTATCCACACCATTTAGTGCTGAGGCAATGCGTATAACAATCTGTGGGTCTACTTCATTCAACAGTGTTATGCGATCTGCAGCACTGAACATACGATGGCCTTCCGCAGTGCGAGCTTTAACAATTAGGCTCTGCACCAAGGCATCCACTGTCTTGCCTTCTTGCTGTAATTTTAATATGGTGCTTTCGTCTTTAAGAGTGCTGGTTGGATAGTAATACACAGTGGTGTTCCATTCTGGCACCGCGATGCTGCGTAAACTGCCATCCAGTCTACTTCTAAAATGTTCGGTTGCTTTCTGTAATACTGAGTTTGTCATTGTTAATACCTTCTAGCTATTTGATTAATTGCGGGTTGCACAATACCCCGTGGTGCTTGACGACTACTACCCTGATCAAGCTGCCGAATATAGGGTCGTGCATTTATTATGGTTGTTTTCAGGCCACGGCCTTGTGATTGCCAGGCGGCTCGGGCAGCACCAGAACGAACTGGGGTAAGAGCTCGTGCTGCAGTCTGGAACTCACGCATTACCTGTTCAGTAAATGCCCCCAGTTCCTGTTGTAATCCAGGTAAAGATTGACGGTCAAGCAGAACCCGGATCACTGATTAGCTACCTGTTGCATCGGTAAGTGTCATTGCGCCATTGCCAGTAAAGCTAATGGTGCCTTCTACCATACCGTCTAGGCTGGTGCTAACACTTAAGCCGGTAACAATAATACTACCGGCGATTTTTGGATATCCTGAAGTGGCACTATTGCCAGCTGGATAGCCAATAAATGCAGCACTGTTGCCCACTGTGATGCTGCTGATACCGGATACATTAGCAGTGGTGCCGCCACTTACTTGGTTATAGTAAATATCTGCGCTGCCTGACCACTCTTTTTGTGTTGAGTAGTGTGATTTCCAGTCATCACCCATCACAGTTCTTTCCACTGTGTTATTGGTCATGTCAATGCTGAAGCTACGGACTTCAGCAACTGCGACGCCTTGGATAAAAAGTGCGCCGTCTTGCCCTGTAAATGTTGCCATTATTCTGTCTCCTGTGTGGTTTTACTGCCAGTCTTAGGTGGTCGTAGTATGGCAGCTACTGGGGCATCAGCCTGATCAGGTGCACGCACATAACCTGCCTGTTCCCAACTAGCGACCTCACTGGGTGCTACCCAGCGAATTCCGCCACCATTATGCATTGCTATTTTGCCTGTGGTGTCTATCATAGTTTAACTTTCCCCTCTTGTATATGTATAAAAAACTTCATAGCTCATTACAAACTGACCATAAGGTGGTATGGTTGGTTGTAGTTCAATGCCGGTAATTCGTGCATTCTTACTGTAATTATCCCGCTTTCGATCCTGCTCTAGGCGATCTTCAATGGCTTCAATCAGGGTGTTGCGGCGCTGATCGATTTCTACACCCTGAACATAACCAGTGATGGCTATTTCCAGTGTGCCACTGCGTGTGCGACTGGGTCGCATACTTTCGTCCAGCCTAGTTTCGCGTAATAATTCCACTGTGATGCAGGGAAATTGACTATTGGCCAATTCCGCAGGCACAATTGGGTCGCGTGTAACAAATCCAATACGAGGATCGTCAATATCACGCAATTGTGCTACGATATCCAGTGCGATTTCGTTGCGAACGCTCATCGTTGCAACCTCATAAAGTATTGAGGTTGGCGTTCCCCAGCTTCTACGGTGCCATCATCATTGTAATCATACTCTACTCCATCTTGCAATACCAGCTGAAATTCGCGTTCAAATTGAGTGGTGAAATGCTGCATCATCTCTTTGAATTTGTCACCTTCAGGTTGGAATTTGCTTAATTTTGGTAGTATATGATCGGCCATGCACAAATATACTGCTGCGCGAGTGAATTGGCCCACTGTTAGTAAGGTCTGATCCATCTCCACAGCAATGCCTCGAACCACAATGTCATACCTATTGCTTTTCCAGGTAGGCCACCAACGAATTCTTAGTTGCCTATATATGTCCTGTTCAGTCTTAGTGATTTCATCGGTGAAATCTGTGATGCCATAATCTAAAACATCGGGCACATATTCTTGGATATCAGTTATTGTAAGCATGGTCATTGTTTATGTTCCTCGAGGGACGGGGGGCTTCGAAGCCCCCCAGCCAGTTTAGATAGCCTTATTGCCTGTGATTTTTACACCAAACTGTTGTTGTAGGACGGCTGATCCCTGAACAGCAGTTAGCATAATATCAGTAGCGCGAGTCTTAGCCTGACGCTGTGTTTCTAATGCAATACCGCCTCGAATTGCATGAGCCAGTGCCATGGGACTGAATACACCTGCTGTAGCATTATTGCCACTGGTAGGAACAAGAGCTGATTCTAACACTGTGCAACCAGCGATGCGACCAATATAAAAGTCCATAAGAACATTTTCACCAACATTGCTGAGGCTGGGGATATTGTTGCCACCGGCTAGTGCAAGTTCTTTCTTTAGGTTGTAGGCAACACCAGGATGCACAACAGCATAGAAAGGACCGGTTAATTTGCGACTGCGTAATGTTGCAACGGCTTGTAGAATACTGTCTACAGTAACTTCTGCATTAACATTTGAGCTAATTTCATCGAAGTTACTAAATTGAGTGAAAACACCAGTATCCATTTTTTCTGCAATTGCACGACCGGCTTGTAGGCCTAGGTCAGCGATAACATCGCGTTGTGCGCTGTCACGCAAAAGGTCGGTAACTTGGAAATAAGTTCCGATTTCAGCTAGTGTTAAGCTTACACTGGTAGTGTTGGTGTTGGCTTGTGTAGCCTCAGTGCCTTCTGTGAGGTCAGCTGCACTTACTGATGCATATACTGGGATTTGTAAAACTTTACCGGCATTAGCTGGGTAAGTTAATGCAGTAACGATTTGACGGGCTACGCTGTTTTCATATGCTGCAAATTGTGCGTCGCCCAATAGGTTCGTGAATAATTCACTGTTGATTGTGGTATCATTGGCCATTTTTAATCTCCTTAGTGTTGGCGTTGTTGTCTATACTCTTTGTATAGTTTGCGGTCCGCAGCATTATCCATGTTCAATTTTGTAATATCAATTGCACCGGCGCCTGTGCCTCCGCGTTGACTTTGTGTGCCTGAACCTGCAGGTGTAGCCTGAACAAAATGTGGATTCTGGTCTAACCATTCTGTGACGAATTGGGCCAGATCCATACCTTGCCCTTTATCCGTATATCTTAATTTGCCAGTTTGGGGATTAATTACTTCCACTTCACCGCCTTCATTAAGACGAACCTGATCCTTTAACAATTGAACCACCTGACTGGGATTAACAGCACGATTACGACTGGCTAAATCCAACAATCTACCATCAATTTTCACATTCTGTATTTCAGCCTGCAATTGCTTAATGGTCTGGTCCTTTTTGCCCACAGTTTCCTGTAGTATAGATTCAAATTCTGCACGGGTTTGTGCTGCTTGCATCCTACCGTTCTCTTCGGCTTCTACTAGCTTGTTGTAACGATCGAGATCCACATTGCGATAACGCTGTTCAAATCGTTTGCGCTCCTTGGCCACTCGTTCACTTACAATTTCATTAACTTCATCCTGTGTGAAAGAACGAAGTCGTGCATCCTGATTTTGCTCATCGCCGGATTCAGTATCACCGCCCACTAATTGGTTGTCTGTCATCTTGTCCTCTTGTTGAGTATAACCCGGTATCTAACCGGTATGTAGCAATTATTTATACCTTTACGACCTGCCGCCAGTGTGCATCTTAATGGGTTCCCACTTAGCACACCAGTAATCTGGCTGAACCTGTGCACCGTTCCAACGCACACACATACCGAGATCATAGTATTCGCAATTATCACACTGTTCAGCGCCCTGCGCAGGCTGGTAAGCCTCCGGTAGATCTGGACTAATGGGATTGCCTCTGATATCAGTTCTGTCTGGTATACTGGCCTGTGCTGGCGGTGCGAATGCAGGTTGCCAGTATTCAATGCTTTCAGCCAATTCGGATTCATCTGTAATTACATCGCTGATAATTTCACGCACAGCACGCATTACATGTGGATTTGTGGGATCTAGAGCTAGACTGCGTTCAGCTATGGTAAGATCCTGCAATCGGTCACGCATATTAAATGAATTGGGATAATCGATTTCTCCATCCCAGACACGGCCCTGAAACAGCGCCCAAAATCTCCACATCTGCTCTTCGGCATATTCTAAATTGTCGGCTTTTTCGCTGAGTTTCACTTCCAGCTGACGAAATTCTGTATCCATGGCCACACCGCTCAGTGTGCGTGTGGTATTACCTCGAGCTGTGCCCATGTTGGCCATGCGATCTATGGCTTCTATCTTGGTGCGTATACTGCTCATGATGCCTTCTAGATTACTGCTGCTGGGCTGCAACAAATAGGGTTTTAGTCCACTATCCTGATGTTCGGGCATGATAATTCTAGCACCGGCACCCGCACTGGCCTGCACATCCATGGTGCTTACCAGGCTGGGATGATTATTGATACGAATTAATTGTTCTATTTCACTTAATTCGTCGTAGATAGCTCTTTGCATTTGTGCAATATCAGCTATATCACTGACACCTATACCTCTACGATGACTGCGGCTGGCATAAACACAAACTGCGGGTATAACCTGCAATTGATTTGGTATTACCTCCAAGGTAGTGCCCTGGGGTTCGCGTGGCTGATAGGCTCTAAGCTCAACGCGATCTGGATAGTATTCTCTGGTATATACAGTGTCACGATCACTGTAGCCCAGATAGCCATCGTTCTCTAGGATTTTGAGATATGTTAACTGGTATAGACCATTACTCAGTCTGGTATATGCCCAGTCCAGGACATTTTCCGGAGTTATTACGCTAATGTAGGGTCTAATGCCCTGACTGAGTTCTTGGGCTCTAGTGCCAGCCTGTGCCTGTGGTTTATCCACTATGATCCAGCAATGCCCGTATATACTGCTCTGTATATTAACATCACGCATTATGGCATCCAGTGCACGCCCTTCTAGGTCTGCATCTTGTAGGAAAGATTCAAGACCGGGATCATTACCCAGTGTGCCCCAGTTTCGCTGTATGGGCAACTGGAAGATAAAGCTATTATAAACATGGATAACACTTTTACAGTGATTGTCCAGAGGTGTTTGCAGTATGCGATTGCGATAGTCTTCTTCGCTTTCGAACTGATAACGAGTTAGGTATAGACCATTTTGGTAATCCTGGCCGCCGGTATAACTATCACGCAAAAAGCGCCAATTGTTAATATTCAGCCGGTATTCAGGATGCACTGTGGTTACCATGTCCACGGTGCTGGTGTTTAACTTATTGGAATTGACGCTGATAACCATTATGCTGTCCTCGTAGTATATTTACTCATCTATATGTCACAGTTTGAACACCCCAACGCTGTGGTTCAGCTGGCATGTCCTGTGTGTTGCGTGTAATTGGGAATAGGAATTCCACTGCGTAACCCAGGGCATCTGTAATATGATCGTAGCCCTGATCCTTGTTGGGAATCAGTGTATCCTCTCTATATGTATGTTTTTCCAAGGCTTCTATCAATCTACGACAGCCTGGATCCACAGTCAATCTGCGTTGACCCTGTGCATTTAACAATAAGGCATTCACTGAATTGATGCGATCACGCACACTGGGATGTGCTGTTCTATATTTTACCTGAAATCCAGCCTGTTGTAATATCATGATATCAGTGCGACCACCTGCACTGGTTTTTCTCTGCACACCGGCGGGGTCGGGAAATACCATAACTGTGTAATTTGCGTATCTGCGCTGTATTTCCTCCACCATCTCCTGTGTATTGCTGTTGTATATAACAATTTCTGATTCCACATGTAGACCCAGATTGGTTCTATGCATAATGACTGCAGTCATAGGACTTACATTAAAGTCCATGCCCACTATGATGGTATTTGCGCTGGCAGCTTGCTGCTGCACTGATTCAGCACGATCAAAGTTGTAGTAGATCTGACCTTCATAGGTTTCAAAGCTGGCTAGATATTCCTGCCTATACTGTCTAATATCCATGTCAGCCTGTGCTTGTAGTATTTCTTCCTCTGAAACATTACCGCCTTCAGCTGTGGTATAGGTCCAGGCTGACCAATTTGGAGTATCTCTCTGACTAGCTGACTGGTATAAGTCATAAAACCAATTGCGTCCCATAGGAGTGCCAATAAACATACCATGACCTCGTCGGTCGCTAAGGGTAGGTCTAATTACTTCAGTCCAGGCTCTATGGTCAATCATAGCTGCTTCATCAAATATTACAAAGTCAAGACTTACACCACGCAGGCTGTCTGGGTTATCTGCGCCTCTGAGACAGATACGACTGCCATTGCGCAATGTTAGGCTGAGATCGCTTTCGTTCTTATCGGCGATCCAGCGCAGGTCGTAGAGTCTGTATTTCAGTCTATCCCAGACTATCTGTCTAGCCATACGGTAACTGGGTGCAATATACCAGCAGGTTCTAGCAGGTTCCCGAGCAAAGCGTGCCAGTTCTCTGATGGCCAGGGTGGTTTTACCCCAGCGTCTGCCAGCCACCACCACACGGAAACGGTGACTGTCCCAGGCCACTGCTCGTTGTCCTGGATTTAGGGCCATTACAGTGCGTCGTCCTGCCAGGGCAATACTGTATCCTGATCGGCTGCAGCATCTTCACGCTGATGTAATAGCACTTTGCCCAGAAATATCAGCATGGTCACATTGCCATTCAAGGCCTGTTTAATCTGCTCATGGCGCAATCTAGCGCGAGTTTCTGCCTGACATTGTTTTACGAGATCTCCATATCGTCGTCTAATTACTGATTCAGTAACTCCAAACCATTCTGCTATTTCAGTTTGGTTGCAATGTAAACGAGCCAGTTTTATCACTGTGGTCTGATCTATTTCAGCGCGCGGTCTACCTGCGCCATTACGGCGTGGTTCACCTGTGCTGATCACTGTATCGGCGTCGGGATGTGCTATGGGTTCTATGTCAGGTAAACTGTCAATGATATCGCTCATAGGCTTCTTTGCTTTACAATAATTCTAAAAAAGCGTTCATCTCGTATACCCTGCGTGGTGGTAATGCGATTGGTCACTGTATAGGTATTGCCCACACTGCCATTGGCTAGATATACTGTGCATCTATGGTCCACTGCGGTTAAGACATTGGCCTGAAATTCACTTAGTGGTAGTGGATCTGAGGTAATGGTGCTCACTGTCCAATGTGCTGATGCAATCTGATCTCCGCCCACTATCCAGTCTGCCCAATCCACAGTATAGTCCAGTCTAGCATCCGGATCTTTCTCTATATAAGCACCAATTCTGTCCGTTTTATATCCGGATATTGTGGTCATACTTGTCTCCTTCTGGTTGTCGCATAAGGTGCGATGCCTTCAATTAATACACGATCTTCTGGCTTAACGGGTAAAACTCTAAGATCGTATACCTTAATAATTCTGGTCTCACAGGGCAATATGGGCATGGGTTCACGCCTTGCCACTAATACTCTAGTTTCAGGACCGACTATGAGACTTCTATATGGATCTCTGTAGATGAATACTGCAAAGGTGGCCATAATATCTATGGCAGGTAACAGTGCTTGTGCACGGAATAACAATCCTGCTGTGCCATTTAGGCCTGATTGGTCAATATGCTGACTGAATGCAGCAGCTAGGCTGGCTGTATTCTGGCTGATAATGCCAGTAATGCCTATATCAAAGTCTGCCTCTGACAGCATTTGCACCTGAGCTGACTGCAATAAACCACTAAGTGGAATTAGCATGGCTGCAGCACCGGCCAGGGTTACTGGCTGTTGGAATATATGATTGCCCTGAATCTGGCTGGTGAACACTGAGTCTAATTGGCCGGCACCCCGTAATATATAATTGCCTGTGCCGGTTAACTGGGTTACAATATCAAACTGCACTGGTTGTTGGAATATATGATTACCCACAGCCTGAACACTGGCAGCCGCAGGTAGGACTTGTGGCGCAGGCTGATCCATAACGAGACCAGCACTGACAGTCATTGAGGTCTGCACATGAGCACACCAGCCTTCTGGTCCCCAAATATTGTTGGGCCAATCATCCCAAAAAGGTGCTGTGCTGTCCCAGGTATAGGTGCCGCACAGGCCTGAAATTGTGACAACATCTGTGGCGCAGGTCGCAGACAGCGTGGCCTGCACTGTGATGGGATCGGCTTCAAAGAAGCCTGACTCCGCATAACCGGCCTGTATATAACCTGAGATATCACCAGCAAGTATGGCCATACTGGATGCAGTGCCTTTAAGCTAATGTCACTGTGAGATTATTGGTGTTAATGGTAAAAGTATCGCCAACAGTGACATTTTTGCTGATGGTTAAATTGCCATAGAACAAAACATTGCCCTGTGCTGCAGTAGCACCATCCATAACTGCCACAGTGGTCACTATGCCCCAGTCCGCAGTAGCAGTGGGAAAGGTAATGGCTGCACTGTTAGTGATACTGCCACCGGTGGCTGCATTGCCGAATGTGATGGCCTGGCGTGCATAGGCACTACCTGAGGTGCTGACTTCGTTGGCACTGCCAATGGTGTTATTTTCTAAATTGGCAATAGTGGTAAACAGTGCTAGATAGGTGGTGCTGGGTGCAGTATAAGCTGCTGTGCTATATCTTAACACATGATCTAATAATTTATTTTCTAGGTAGTCACTGGCTGCTGACATTGGGTGCTTCTCCTTGTAGTAGGTAGGGACCTATTCTGTATCCCTGTATTTATGGCTGCCCTTCATGCTGTGGGCGGGTATACAAATGAATCGGGCAATCTCTGATCGGTGGGTGTCCATCTGGTGCTAATTTTAAGTCCTAAACTTTCATATACTGGCGCACTGGTATCGCTATCTGCCAGTGGATCAACTATACTGGCAGGAATACTGAAACCACCAGACCAATCATAACGGTGTGTGGTCACTGACAGTGATCCACCGGAATCCGTAATGGTGGTGGTGCCCTGAGTTCGAGTGGGACGAGCTCTTAGTGGTTCTGTCCATATTCGGTCTATGTCGCGTCCGGGCTGATTGTGTTGGTTATAGGCAGTCCAACGAGCTCCCGGTTTATTTCGATGTGACATGTCCAGGAAACTGGTGCTGTATCTTATAAGGGCAATTTGGGGATGTTCCCATACACGCTCATATATGCCCGGTGTCTCTGGTGTGCGCCATTCGTTTCTATGTGGTCTAGTAAAATTGCCAATGCCCTGATTAAGTGCACTGGGACTATAAGTGGTTGGGCTATCCTGTGGATCGTCCTGGTAGTATTGCCATTTAATATATGGTGAAGTAACCTCGGATTGCTCCAGGGTTAATCTATGATCAGGTAACTGATCATTAACTCGGCAGATGGTATTGGCTCCCGAATTGCTGTTCTGAAATATAATGCTATACCAGGCATTGGGTTCTATATCAGTCCAGGCCATTTCCTGTATAACCAGGGTTGTAGCAGTTTGACTATAGGCAATGTTTAAGTTGTGCCATCTAAATGCCTGATATATGGCTCTTTCTGTAACCTCAAAGCTGCCAATATAAATCCAAAAGCTCAGTGTATTTGCCCCCCAATTCTGCAGGCTGTTTTCTGTGGGCACTGTGGCAGTGCTGCCGCCTAAATTAATAGGCCATTGTATAGTATAACCCACAGGCTGTGTGTCAATGGGTAAATCGCTCTGACTGACATGGCGATGAATACCGGTCATTCAAAACCTCTAACAACGGTGACTAGGTATGTGCTGGTGCCCACAGTACTGATATGCACCATGTCGGTCACATTAGCATCTGTGCTTAAAAATCTGTCATTATTGCTGGCACGCACTGTATTGGGCCAAGTAGCCACAGCTGGTGGATTGCCATGTTCAAACAAAACTGTCACTGTGCCCGATGTGGGAAAGTTACTAAAACTGATTGCCAAGTTACCAGAAACCTGACATCTTTGCACATTGCCATCGTTGTAATTTATGGTTATAGTATTGGCCTGTGTGCCTAAATTAGCTGTTCGTTCTGTAAATCTATGCAGTTCTAAAAATCCGTTTTGCCATTGACTGGCTGTGCTGTTGTATTGCAATATGTGTGCATTAGCTGCACTGGTAATGGCCACATTGCTGAATTCTGAGACCACAGCATTAATATTCTCTATGGCTTCTTTGATCTGTATACGAGCCAGTGCAGGATTATCTAATCCCGAATCTACATTTGCTGTGGTAATTGGTGTGGTATTTGGCCAAGTCATAGTTCCATGTCCTCAGGACTCCAGGGATTATTACTGGTAGTCCATGTTTGAGTTGCTTCGTTCCAGTGTGGGAATTGGCCTGGCTGCAATTCAGGTAGAGGCAGAGGTCGACGCCAGGTTAGTGTGGGTAGATCCAGGATCCAGGTGGTATCTGCATCGGGGCGGGGGCCTATAAATGCATCTAGATCAGGCCTATAGATCATGCCGGGTCCAGCAAAATTGCCACGGTATGGGGTGCCACCTGCCACATGCACATTGCTGCGTGTATTATAGCTGGTCTGTAACCACTGTTCAGGTGGGCCAAATAGGCCTGTATCAATTTGGGATTGTTCGGCTACAATAACTTCGGTTACTGTGTTAGTGCTGTCTATTCGTGCGAAATGTGCCATTGGTCTTGCCCTTAAGCTTCATATGCAATAATTAATATGCCACTGCCGCCATTATTACTATTGGTAGTGGCACCTGTATTTGTCATTTTTGCAGTGCCACCGCCACCACCACCAGTATTAACACCGCCACCGCCGGTCTGATTACTGTTGGTTCTAACGCTGGTGTTACCACCGCCACTGCCGCCAATGCCAGGCTCATAAACGGCATAGACATTTGAAGTGCCGCCAGGTCTAAATCCACCGCCACCGCCACCTGCGTAAAAGGTCGCGTTACCGGAAATATTGCTGCTGAATCCAGGTCCACCATTGCCGCCGTATAGGCCAGTGGCATTACCGGTAGTGGTATTACCGGTAAAATACCAGGCTTCTCCTGCACCACCACCTCCACCGCCACCGCCACATACAAATGTATAATCTCTAGTTCTTATTTGCGCGGCAGTCCAGGCTGGAGTGCTCACAATTGTTATCAGGCTAGCGGTAATGTTACCGCTGAGTTGCGCCCGACCATTGCCACCTCCATAGCCCTGACCCATGCCAGTTACAGAATATTGCGTGCTGTCAGCTCCAGTAGTTGCACCAGGATAATTTGTTGAACCATTGGCATTCCAGACCGCGCTGGCTCCGCCACCACTGCCGCCACTATGCGCTCTACTACCCCCACCATTGGTGGTATTGCTACTAGGTGCACCTACTTCAGCGCCGCCGGCGCCTCCGCCCAGTGCTACTACTAGATTGCTGCCACCTACATGCATATAAGTGGCTGCACCATTGGCATTGGTGGGCCAGCTGGTGCTGACACCGCTGCCACCTGCACCCACCACCACAGTATAAGTTGTGCCTGCGGTAACTGAGAAAGTCTGATCAACCACGCCACCTCCACCGCCACCTCCACCTTCCCAGCCTGCGCCGCCAGCACCACCTCCACCTACGGCCAGTATACGAGCTGATGTAACACCGGCGGGTGCCACCCAGCTGCCTGAACTGGTAAAAGTAGTAATGGTAGTGCTGGCGGCCTGCGTAAATCCAAATGCTGCTCTAGCTGCTCCAAACATAGTTTATAGGTATCCTTTGGTTAATGCAGCATAATAAGTGGTGCCTATATAAGCTACACTCATTATGTCCACCGCATTGGCTGTGGTTGTTAGTGTGCGGCTGTTACCAGCAAATCGCATATTGCTGGTTAAAAGTCTGCTGCCAGTGGGGTCTTGTGTTAATATAAACACACCACTCTGTCCACTGGTGGGATTTAGGAACTGACTGAAAGTTAGGTTGCCTGTTAGTGTCAGGGTCTGTATGGTGCCATTGGCTAAATTTGGTGTAAATGTGCCGGATACATTACCCAGTGCAACCACAGTTTCCTGATATCGGGTAAATGCTGTATTAGCTGTGGTCAATGTGTTGGTTACTGTAACTGAATTAGCAGTTAGGGGGCCGGTGACGACAGCACTAACTTCATCCGGGTGTAGAATATTAGCAGCGAATACGGTCCCAGTGGCTGAAACATTAACGGCCGTAACTGTATCCGCCTCAAAAGTAGCGCCCGCATTACCTATATATCTAGCTTCAATGGAATCTGCATCTATGCTGGTATTGACCACCAAACTGCCCGTAGTAGTATCCCCAAGACTCACAGTGCCAGGAGTTTGTAGACTACCTGTTACCAGAATGTTGGTTATACTAGCACTGCTGGCTGTGATATTACCGGTGACATCTAAATTAGCGGATATGGTAGTGACACCCGTAACATCTAAACTAACTAATGTGCCTACTTGAGTGATACCACCCTGACTGCCGTCCTGTATACCACCATATATCTCTGTGCCCACATTGCCTATAGTTCTAACATTAATCGTGTCTGCTGTAATATTGCCCGTATAGGTGGTTAAGTTGGCAGCTTCTAATTTGTTGGTGTTCAAATTAGTTAGGTTGTTGTCCATTTCGGTAAAGGTCAGTGCACTGCCTTTGCCTGCTCTAGTTGTAATTGCGGTCATTGTGCTTGGTGTCCTTGGTATGCCCGTGGTATCTGTATATTTAGCGATCCAATTTCAGCCACTGGGCCAGCTCAGCTGGTGTATGCATGTAAATTAAGTATACACCCCAGCGATCTCGTGCTGCCTGTGCCTGTGTGCGCCATCTATTACGAATATGATGGCCAGCTGCAGCCTGGGTCAGTTTATTATGTGGTTGCACCACCTGATCGCCTATATCGTGATTAATACCATCAAAGCCCAGGGCAGCAGCTACTTGTATTCCCCAACCACGCAATAAACAGCACATTACATCATAACCTGTGCCCCGTTCACAGTTTACTCTATTATAGGGCCTGTCTGCCTTCAGATCTCGGGCCATGTAAACTGTTTCGGGCAGTATGTCAGGGGGTAATAGATCCACATAGGCCTGACTGCCTATACATACAGCATCAGTCTGACCTGGTCCCTGATATCTGTTCAGTCTAACTGTGATTATGCTGCTGGGCAACTGGTATTGGTCTAATAAATTCACACTGGGACCATTGCCCAAGACTAGGATTCTACTGGCTTTTTGTGTCATATGCGTTTTTATTTATAGGTTCAGTCTGTGTGCTTAATTCCTGCACCAGTTCAATTATGGTTTGCAGATCTAAAGGTGCATATAATCGTTGTGGTCTATGATCTGCATCCAGTATATCCTGAGCTGCAGTTGCAGTTTTAGCCAATTGGAGATCTGCATATATGCCTAATTGTCGTAATTGTATAATGTCACGCCATAGACGGTAATTGCCATATCCAGTATCCACATACATTCTATAACTGGTCAAATCCGGTATGCTGACCCAATTGAGTCTATATACTATACCCTGTGTGCGACCACTGGGCCTACGGCCAATTTCATATAATATTGCTTCCATCTGTTAACCCCCCACTAAATTTGTGCTAACAAATATATTTATGGGTTGTTGTATAAAATGGGTATCTAGGGTATCAAAATGGGCATTTTCGGCTATTACGGATTATCTGGGTCAGGGCGCGTCGATATCGTTGTTGTCTCAGTATGCTGCCGCTGGGTCTGGGCAAGCCCAATAGTTGTCTCAGCCAGGCCTGTTGTCTGCGATGGGCTATTCTATGTGTTATTTGTTGTATGCGATCTGGTGGGGCGTGTAGTATACGGGGTGCTGTGGCTGGGTCCTGTAAAACTAGTCGATACCAGTAGTGTATATCTAATTGTGCTGGATCTAAAGCCAGTGCTAGTTGTAGATAGGCCCGCATTTGTGCAGTTAGGCGAATTCGTTGACGCATATTATTTGGCCAGTTTCAGCGTGGGATACTGGCCCAATCCCCCCGGAGCTGAGCTAGTGCAGCTCACGCTGTGGGTATTTATACTAGAGGCGGCCAAAGAAGTGGGCCAGAACATGCTCTTGTTCTGGCCCTGGGGGGGTTTAGGATATATAAGTTCAAAAAATGTCAAAAATTTCGAAACAAGCATCGCTGCTCATCTGTATTTAGCCATGCTGGGATGTTTATAGTAGATATCTGTCATCTCAGCTATTCTTTGTTCAGTTTGCCGTTGGCGATTATAAGCTTCTACTTCTCGCCATTCTGCTTTATCCAAGTATGCAATATGACATTGGCATTTTTGGCAGATTACTTGGCCATATACACCTTGTTCACCATCAAACTGTCTATATTGTTTAGGATGAGCTCGATGCCTATGTATAACACGGTTTTCCTGGCGTCGTTGCTGTCTATTCTGTTGCATAGTGTTATTTATTACGGCCAGTGCTGATAATATGGGTTGTGTTGCCCAGGGTATTAATTCTATAGCCGCCCTGTGGTATAAGCACATAGGTGCTGTTAAATTGGCCTGTGCCTGGTGTGCCTGTGGGTCGCCAACTTTCAGGAGGCACCGGGCAATTGCGATCAGTTCGTAGGTGTTTAGGGATAATTTGCCAGTTAGCATCCTGACAGCCCATCATTTGATTAGCACGAATGGCCTGCGGGATAGTGGGCATGCCGCCACAACCTGTTAAGCTTAGGAGTGCAATTGCAATCACAGTGGTTTTCATTGTGCGTGTCCTGTATATTTGTGGTGTAAAAATGCCAGTTGTTGTTTAAAATTATCCATATACTGCTGATCTAACCAAAAGAATGAATAATAAACACTATAATGGACAGGTGCTGCACCGCACAATAAAGCATAGGTCAGCATCTGCTCAAAATCCTCCACGGGTAAGACCACGCCCGTTTGATCGGGTTGCCAACTGGGTAAATGTTCGTAGTAATTGCCTTGGTAGATTGTAATTTGGTAGTGCACCTTCATGTCCAGTCCCAAACCCGAAGTAAAACCCAAATTGATCAAGGGTCTATCTATAAATTTTGTGTCGGTGCTACCAATTGGCGGTAGGTTTATGTGCGCCGCTGTCTTTACCATGCAGATATTATAACGCCTTCCCCATTATTTGTCAATATTCAGTTATTTATATAAATATCCATAAGTAATTTAACGCCACAAGGTGCCGAGATGAACATATATCGATTTTTGCGTGAGTTGCATATTGAGTGTCCAGTTGAGGTAGTGCATTCAATGACAGGTCCACATCAGGCCTTATTAAGATGTCGCAGTCACTGTTGTGTATTGGGTCCCATTGGCAACCAGACTGCCAGTCGTATAGTGGATCGTCTGGATCAGAAACCCAATTTGCGTGTCAGTGATTTAACATTTGCCAGTTGACCGCTGAGGTCTAAGTTCAGATCTGAATTCAGGTCTACGCTGTAATTCGTCGGCCAACCATTGTGCCATGCCCTGATCCTGGTAATTAAGCACACACCACTTCAAGTAATCGGTGGGCACATCTTTTAGGTAATAGCCCTTATATTTTCCCCAGGGCATTTTTGCCAGTCTATCCTGAGGGCCTGACCAGCTCCGGGGTAGAAGGCTTTCTCTAGGCATTTCCTCTATTTGCAACACTTTTTTTGGGGGTTTTCGGGGCTTCATGTTAGGCAATCCCCCGTGGCGCAGTATTTCTGTGCAGTGATTGCGGTGACCTTCGTGTTAACTGTCCCCAGTAACCTGAACTGTGATAAAAAGCTTGTTGTCGAAAACTTACTTCTTGGTCCATGTCTATGGTATATCTTTCTTCGTCTAGATGAAGCACAACGGCCACAATCCTGTTGTCCCGCATTAGTCCAGCCACAAGGGTATTGGATTTCCATTGCGAACGAGCACCCCTATCGTGCACTCTGCCCAAATACCATTCACCTTCAAGTTGTCGGTAATGATCTATTAAATGTGGGGTGGCCTGTTGAAAAAACGAGTCATCATGTTCATTGCGCCGCATTTCGCGAGTTCTACTAGGATGTTTTAATTCAGCAGTTAATTCAAAGATTTCACCCGTCTGGACCAATTCTGAATTTTGTAAATTTATTGCTAACTTACAACCCCTTCGGGTTCGTGAATGTTGCACACTGATCCAGTTATACGCGCGAGAACTAGTTTCCGCGGCCATTGTTCTACCCGAACCCCACTGGCCATCTTCTTTTCCCAACTGCTCTGCTACCTGATCCCTCTGCTCAGACCACTGAGCTCCTAAGCCCTCTGGGCTGGGAGACGAAGTCTCCTTCCCATCAGGAGCTGAAAGCAAATTCGGTCTCGAACTTTCATCGCTATAGCGCGAAATATCTTTTTGTCTTTTAGTCTTTTTGTCTTTAGATAGATCTCGCGGTCTGTGTAAATTTAAACCCTGATCGCGATTACTTGTTCCCGCATCTGTATCCGTAAAATAAACCGCTGCCGCGGCATTATCACCTGTTGCCATTATATATCCTCCCATATAAGTTTATTTATACATTTATACAAAAAACCGTATTTTTTGTCAAATATTCTGAATACATCCCTGTTAGATATAATTCTACATATACAGGACATACCAACATATATGTGCACGGAATATCAGGCCAGATCACGCCAATTCAGTGCAGATATAGACTGCTATAGGCTCGATTATGGGGTATTTCAGGCCTGCTAGGCCAGTTATTTCGCTAGCAGTATATAACTAGGGCATGTTGAGGTAAGTTAAACTATCCGGATCGCCCACTGGGCCACGACACCAGGTATTAAATGCCAGGCTAGCTCTAACACCAGCTCTAGGCTGTGCTGGCACCTGATGTCGTAAATTGCTGCTGAATATCAAGATGTCACCAGTTCGAACCGCTGTATGCCAAATATTGCTATTAAGCACAGTATATCGTTTTGCGCTGAATTCTATAGGCCAGGGATTAGCTCGTTCAAATACTATCCAGTCCGGATCAGCACAGGCCAAGTATACCACACCACTTAATATGCTGTTAGGATGGCAGTGTGGGGGGTGTGGCTCATGGTCTGTTAATTGGCTTATCCAGCTCTGTGTGATATAGAATTCAGTCTGTGGGCTATGAATTATATGCCGGTTATAGTCCTGAACTGCTTGTAGACATGCAGTGCGTAGTTCATGGTAATGGGGCAGATCTAATACAGTTCGGTTTAGGCTAAATTGGCCTCTAGCAGGTTCCGTCTGCCAATCGGGCCAGGTTCCAGTATATTGGGTTCTCCAGATGACCTGGGGAAATACACATTCCACAGTCATAGGTGAATCGCCAGTTGCTCCGGGTAACATGGCGTAATATAACAGATTGGTGATTTAAGTGGAATTGCACGAACATTGCATTCGTGCTGCTGGCGATTCATCTGTATTTATTCCTACACTTTTAGGGTTCTTGGTCCAGCCACTGATAGGCACGACCTTCGCGTATAGCTTTAGTGATGCCTCTAATATCCTGTGCTGGAATATCTGGCCAACGAGCCTGGACCGCCGTGATGGGCCAGTCTCTAAATGCTCGCATCTGTTCCACTGTATATTTGTAAGCTCTGCGGCGCTGTCTGACCTGAGTTATACCTAATTTAGCCCATTCCTGGCGCTGATGTTCTCTAGCTCTTTGTGCCATTTCACTGGTGCTACCAGCCCCTAAATGATCTGGACGACAACAACGAGGGTTATTGCATAAGTGTATAATATCCTGATTGGGTCGTAAACGACCGGGATTGGCGATCTGATACATTAATCTATGTGCTGTATACATGCGGTGACTGCGATTTGTTCGATCAAATACATGCACCATACCATAACCCTGGCGGTGTAACCCACCTCTAACCACATACCAACAGCCTGACGCCTGTTCTTCGATTCGGCCCTGTAAACGAGCTAGGTTGAAATATAACCCATCCACTGTGTCTGGATAACGGCTACGAAATAATTCTGGTCGCATACTTAAACATCCTATAATTGTGTATTTATTAACGAATTTGGATGTAATAAAAAGGAATATCTGCCACGGTCAGGGTATTGCAGAATCTACTGGCATGCATTGGGTTAGTGAAGTTATAGACCGAGCAGTAATCGGTGTAGAAATCTGGTGCACGCAGTTCTGGCGGCCTGTATTGTTTTGGGATGCGAACCTGGTAATTACCCAGTCGGCCTAGATGGGGTCGTTTAGCTGCTGCTGATATTGGCACCGATGCTAATTCGTCGCCAATTTGATCCTGTATACACTGCCAGACAGACATTACCTGAATCTCCATTGCTGCAATAGCTGACATCTCCGGATGTAGCTGTTAGAGCTTGTAATTGAACTACAGTTTGAGGTGCAAGATTAACAATATTTTGAATATTTACTCGTTGTGTAGCACTATTCAAAGTAATGGCAGTATTGCTGGTGCTGGTAATATTGGGGTTGATCTGTCCGGTGGGTATTCGACCTGTGCTATCCAGGCTGGGGATGCCGCTGACTGCAGCACGACTGTTAATAATGGTGTTAACTGCAACCACGGCCGCTAATAGATCGGGCCTAGCACTGGCGGGTGAATCTGAGGTGCTGTCTAAATTAGTTGTGTTTACTGTGGTATTGGGCCATGACATCGTGATAATTCCTCGGGTTTATTTAAATATAGCCTAGATCCAAATCTGCCAGATATTCGGTGGTGCCAGTGCGCTGAACGGTTAACCTATCCACACTGGGTGCAGTGCCTGACAGTGTGGTTAGACCACCACGGAATAGATACTGGCTGTTTGCTGAGATCTGTGCACCTTCCTGAAAATAGCCCGCAGTGACATAACCAGAGGCCACATAAAGTGAGGCCGTGGTGGTGGCCTGGCGTATAACCAGTTCCATGCTGTGGCCCAGGGGCAAATTGGTGGGTGCATTTAATGTGAGACCTGTGTTAGCCTGAATACTGTGAACTGGTCCTAACGCATAATTGGGCGTGTAAGTGGTTACATTACTCTGGGTATAAACACCAGTACTGGCCTGTATGATTTCATTTAGGGCCACAATGGCTGCATAGATATTCTGTCTACTGCTACTGATACTGCCTGCAGCTGAGTCTAAATTAGCAGTGCTAATGTTAGCAGTGGGCCAGGTCATAATACATACCTTGCAATTAGTGCACCTGAAACTGCAGTTAATACACCCACTAGAGCCAGGCTACCGGTAAGATAAGTTCGCAGTGTATTCTGACGATCACGCTGTATGATATCACCAATGGTTTTTAGGTCACGAGCCATGTCAGTTAATCTCTGTTCAACTGCACATAGTCTAGTATACAATTGCTGGTATCTTTGTTCACAGGCATCTACATGCAGTGCAAGATCGGTGCTTTCTTGTGGCAAACTTATCTGTGTCATTGTTATCGCTTATAGGGTGGGCGTGGTGTTTTATTTCTTTTTTTCATATCGTTTCCTTAAAGATTTAGGTGCTGCTTGTCTAGCAATACTGTAAGCTATGGCCACTGCTTGTGCAGCTGGTCGGCCTGCACGAATTTCAGTTCTAATATTACTGGCAATAGTTTGTTTTCCGTAA